AAAAAGAAAAACAATTATTCTTGAGTGATTATGAATCTTAAATTGTTAGGTCTTTTGTCATTCCTGCTTGCTTGTTTTGGAAGTGGCTATGTAGGCTATCAGATAGCCAGTACAAGCTATGAGCTTGAGATAAGTCATATACGTGAACAAAGCAAGGAGCAAGAAGCTTTAGCTTTACAGAATAAAAACGAGAGAGAGAATGTTTACAGCACGGCACTCATCACAACTCAAAGTAAGATTGCGATTTCTAATGATAGAATCGCTACAACTTTTAGCAATCTTAACTCCTGGGCTGATAGCAATTTTATTACTGATAACAGTATCGGCTTGCACAACAGTAAAGACAATGCCAGTAGCAACACAGGTTTGTCCGACTCTACCACAACTGCCGGAGCAGTTTCAGACTGTGAATGTAGATGCAATGGAAAGAACACAGCAGAACTTCGCAGACTTTATCAAGAGCAACTGATTATCGCAAGAGACTGTGATATCACAGCATCTTACTACAATGAGCTTATTAAGTTTTATGAGCACATCAGCCAGCGTTAAAGGTACTCCCAGAGGTCGCTGATGAGCTCGGGTGGTGAAGCGCCCGAAATTTGTCTAGCCAAATAGATTTTTAAAATGTGGCCGCCATTATAAAATAAAGGTGCAATCCAATGAATCTAAACGTTAGTGCCTGGTGGCAAACAAAAATAGACCTATATCGTCATAAGGTTTATAGGTTAGCTGTCGGTGTTATTGTGCGTCATTCCATTTATTGGGAAAAGAGAAATGGAAAAAACTCTGAAATAATAAATGGCACCGGCCTTTATAAAGATTGTATGCACAATAACTATCATATTGATTTTCAGATCAAGAAACTTAAAACTCTTGATATCGGTGAGAACTCATAAGTTTTCTAATGGTTAATGCTGAAGGATGTTTATATAGATGGAGATATTCTTCTTCAGAAATGTCGTAAAGTATGATCTTTCTTTGATTAACAAGAAAAACTACTAATTCATTTCCTCCTTGGTATTCAACTTCAGCAAATTCTTGTTCATCTATGTGAATAATATTGTCAATAATCATATAAAGTTTCCTCAAGGTCAATGCATAGATGATCAAACAATTATTGTGCATTTCTAATTTTAAAATATTCTAATGAATTTTTCTGACGGTATTTCACAAACTGCTTTAGCTACACAATTAAATATATCCAGAGTTCATGTAAGACGTCTGATTGATAAAGGTGTATTTGTTACTGATGATTCAAAACGTGTAAGTCTTAGTGCTGCTAAAAAGGCATATGCTGAGCACCAGAACTCAGTAGACAAAAATAAAAGAAATAAATCAAGAAAGACTGCATTAAACCTGATAAATGACTTAAAAGAGACTTCTTCTAACGATAATTTCGATGATACTTATAAAAAATGGTTATCAGAGATAGATATCGACCCAATAACCGTTTTAAATTCAGCAAAAGCTTATCTTACAGCTCTGCAGACAAAGCAGGAGAAGTTAAAGCTTGATGAGCTCGAAGGCAGACTCTTTTCAAAGGAAAAAGTTAATGCTGATGCTGAAAAGATTGGTCAGCTCATGAGATCAAAGCTATTAAGTCTGCCAACACGAGTTGCAACACTATGTGAGGGCAGAACAGCAAGAGACATTGAAGGAATTATCACAGATGAACTCAACAATGCCCTTGAAGAACTGCAAAAACTCTACGTTGAGTAATCTTTTTTCGTCAGCATTTAAGAAAACTCTAAAGCCTAGACCAAGATTAACAGGCTCTCAATGGGCTGACAGTTACAGAATGGTAGCTGCTGGAACATCTCCAGAGCCAGGACAATGGCGAACAATCAGAGTTCCTTATATGAAGGAACCTCTTGATATGGCAACTTCTCACAGCATAGAGAAAGTAGTTATTATGGCAGCTTCTCAGGTTGCCAAATCAGAGCTTTTAATTAACGTCTTAGGTTATTACATAGATCAGGAGCCATCATCAATTATGATGGTTCAGCCTACTGTAGATGCTGCCGAAGCGTTCTCAAAAGAACGTATTGATCCAACCTTGCAGGCCTCACCGGTTCTAAAAGAAAAGATGAGCGTAACTGTGAAGGAAGAGAACGGCAGATCTCGCAAATCAGCATCAACCATCAGAATGAAAAGCTTTATTGGTGGTTATCTTGCAATGGTAGGTTCAAATTCTCCTTCCGGGTTGGCCTCGCGTCCTATTCGTGTACTGTTGTGTGATGAGATCGACCGATTCGGCTCAACCCAGGAAGGTGATCCTTTAAAACTTGCAGTCCAAAGAACACAGAATTTTACAAACCGTAAAATTGTGTTCGTATCCACACCAACGACAGAAGACAGAGCAGATGGTCCTACCATCTTTAATGAATTTATAAAGAGCGATCAACGTGAGTTCTTTGTTAAGTGTCCTCACTGTGGTGAACGCTTTGAGATGGCGTGGGGCAACGTTAAGTGGGAGAAGGACAGCTCCGGTGATGTTATTGAAGATAGTATCAGAATGGAGTGTCCTCACTGCAATCAGAGGGTAAGAGGCAACGGAAAACCTGACCCATATCTGCTTGAAAGCGGTATCTGGGTTGCAAAGAACCCTGAATCTCGTGTTAAAGGTTACCACTTAACTTCATTGTGTTCTCCTTGGGTGGAGCTTCGTGACCTTGTAGCTGAATTTACCGAGGCTACACGAAAGAAAGATAAGAACGGTCTTCAGGAGTTCGTTAATCTTAAGCTTGGTGAACCCTGGCATGAAGATGAGGCAGATCTGAATTTATGGGAAAAGCTCTCTGAAAGACGTGAGTTTTATCCTAATGAAGGTCTACCTTCAAACATCGCAATGATTACCTGTGGTGTTGACGTTCAGCAGGACAGACTTGAAGCTTCAGTATTTGGATGGGCTGAGGGATACGAAAGTTACGGCATACGTCACTGTGTCTTTTACGGCGATCCAAAACTTACAGATGTATGGTCAAATCTTGATGCTTTACTGCTTGAGAACTTCAAGCTTGAAGATGGCAGAGAGCTGAAGATTAACTGCACGTTCATTGACTCAGGTGACGGTACTATGACTGATACAGTCTATCAGTACACAAAGCCAAGAGAAAAAGCTCGTGTGTTTGCTATCAAAGGTTCATCTGTAGCTGATAAAGCATTAGTTGACAGGCCTACGCAAAATAACCGTTACCGTGCTCATCTTTTTGTTTTAGGTGTAAGCGCAGGCAAAAAACTTGTAATGAACAGATTGTCTGTTCAGGATATCGGTCCTGCATTTGTTCATTTTCCGCGTTCACGTGATGATGGCTTTACAGACGAATACTTCCAGCAGTTAACAGCAGAAGTATTTATCAGAAAGTTTGATAAAGGCAAACTTACAGAAAGCTGGAAGAAGATCAGAGAACGTAACGAGGCTCTTGACTGCTGTGTATATGCAACTGCAGCTATCGAGCTGATGAGGCCTGTCTTTGAAAGATTATTGTTAGATAAAGGCGAAACAGTAAAACAACCTGCTGTTTCTTCAGGTGCACATAAGCGCCGATTCTCCAAAGGTGTCGTATGACAGTTTTAAAAAGTTACAGAGGCATCTCCTACGAGACAGCCAAAGCAAAATTACAGATGTGGCTTGACTGTGAAGATGCAATTGCAACTGGTCAGAGCTACACCATCGGTTCTCGCTCTTTAACCAGAGCTAACCTAAAAGATGTTCACGATGCGATTGCATACTGGTCTTCCATCGTGACAAAGTGCGAATGTGGCAGAAATGGGCCACGGATTCAGAGAGCTATTCCTCAGGACTTTTAAATGGCAAGACGTAACACAAAATTAAGAACTGCTGCAAAGAAAAGCAACAGTCAGAGTGCTGTTGCAAGCCGTAAGATAGTTAATAGTGGATACAGTAATTACGGTGCAAGCTATGCCCGTAAATCTCTGATTGGGTGGCTTACTCATTCAGCCTCTGCAGATGAAGACATCACAGACAATATCAAGGTATTGCGTGAGCGTTCCCGTGATTTATACATGGGTGTGCCTCTTGCAACCGGTGCCTTAAAGACTATCAGAACCAATGTCATTGGCTCTGGTCTTATGATGAACTCTCATATTGATTATGAGCTCTTAGGTCTTACACCAGAGCAGGCAGTTGCATGGCAGAAGAACACAGAACGTGAATGGCTCTTGTGGTCTGACGATGTGAACTGCGATGCTTCAAGAATGTGTACCTTTTATGAATTCCAGGCATTGGCTCTGTTATCAACTCTGATGAGTGGTGACTGCTTTGTGGCACTGCCATTCATTAAAAGACCGAACTGTCCTTATGACTTAAGGTTAAGTCTTATTGAGGCTGACAGAATCTGTAATCCTAATGATCACTTTAACTCTGATAACTCAATTCTTGAAGGTGTAGAGGTAGGAAGCTACGGCGAACCAGTCGCATACTGGGTAGCAAAGTATCATCCTTACTCAACTCACAGACCTTTAAACAATCCTAATCAGGAATGGAAGAGAGTGCCAGCTTTTGGTGCCAAGAGTGGCAGACGAAATATGCTGCACCTGATGAGTGATATCGAAAGACCAGCTCAGCGCCGAGGTGTTCCTCTGCTTGCACCGGTAATTGAATCTCTAAAGCAGTTAGGCAGATATACAGATGCTGAACTTGTTGCAGCTGTCGTCAGTGGTTACTTTACTGTGTTTATTACTCAGGAGAACCCAGAAAACGGCATTGATTCGATGTTAAGTGGTGGCGCTGATGTGTCAGCAAGAACAGCTGATATTGATGATGTGTCTCTTGGTAACGGCGGTATAGTAAACCTTGCTCCAGGAGAGAGTGTATCTACTGCAAATCCTGGCAGACCTAATACGGCTTTTGACGGTTTTGTAACTGCTATCTGCAGACAGATAGGCGCAGCTCTTGAGCTTCCATATGAACTCCTTATGAAGTCGTTTACATCTTCCTACAGTGCCTCACGTGGTGCAATCCTTGAGGCCTGGAAGATGTTCCGTATGCGCCGACAGTGGATGGTTAACCGTCTGTGTCAGCCTGTATATGAAGAATGGCTTTCTGAAGCTGTTGCTAAGGGCAGAATCAATGCTCCCGGTTTCTTTGATGATCCTGCTATCAGAAAAGCATGGTGTTTAGCTGACTGGTCCGGTGATGCTCAGGGACAGTTAGACCCAAGCAAGGAAGCACAGGCAGCCAAGATTAGAGTTGATGAAGGATTCTCTACACGTGAACGTGAAGCTGCAGAGCTCACAGGTATGGCTTTTGACATTATTGCAAGTCAGCGTGGCAGAGAAGAAAAGCTGATGAGTGAAAATAACATCAGACCTCAGAACAATAATCCTATCGTTGAACCTCAAAATATCGAGGAAAGTTAAAAATGACAATGAATATTCAGGCAAAGGCAGGTAATGAAACCTGTCTTTCTTTTTATGGGCCTATTATGGAAGGCTTCTTCGAAGACGAGAAGTGCTTTGATGAGGCAAAGGTTGCTAAAGCATTTGCAACTATCAATCCTACCAGCAAGTTAACTGTAATGATTAACTCTCCTGGTGGCAGTGTTGATTCAGCTTTGGCTATCAACGGTATTCTGTCTCAGCATAAGGGTGACATTACTATTCACGTTGCCGGTCTTGCTGCTTCAGCTGCAACCTTAATCACTTCATTAAAGAACGCCAAAACTGTCATTTCAAAAGGGTCTCTGATGATGATCCACAACCCAATGAGTGTAGTTTATGGCAACGCTGATGAAATGAACAAAGAAATCGAAGTTCTTGATAAGTGTGCTGAATCAATGAGATCACTTTACAAAGATAAGACAGGTCTTTCAGATAACAAGATTAAAGAGCTGATGGATGCAGAGACATGGCTTACCGCCGAAGAGGCTGTAAAACTTGGCTTTGCTGATGAGCTTGACGAGAGTGAGCCGGTGACGGCTTGTATTAAACCAAATCACATTCTGGCTATTGCTGGTCACGAGTGGGATTTGAAGGACTTACCTCTACCATCAAAGGAGATGTTAATGAGTAAGAAAGTAGATCCTGCCGTAACCGAACAGCAGCCAGAAATTAAGGCTCCTGAGGCTAAGGCAGATGAGAAGCTGATGACCGCTCAGTCTTTACAGGCAGAGCAGCCTCAGTTATTCGACGCAATTGTTGCAGAAGCTGTAAAAGCAGAGCGAGAGCGCATTAAAGCGTTAGCTGACATCGATACTGGTGCAAACCACGATATGGTTGTAAAGGCTATGTTTGACGAGCCACGCACTGCAGAGCAGGTTGCAATTGAGACCTTAAAGGCTCAGAAAGAACACGCTAAGACTGTGCATAACGCTTTAGCTGATGATGCTGAAGAAGTATCAAAGACTCTTGCAGACAATGTAAGTGCTGAAGGTGCTTTAGCAGACAATCACGCTTCAGAGCGAGAGGCACTCGTTAAAGCTGTTCATTCAAATTTAAAAAACTTAAATGGCTATAAATAGGAGCTATCAAATGGCTGATTTAATGAAAACAGAATCAACTTCATACGATTCTTTAATTTCTGGTCTCAATCGTTCAGAGATGAAGACCTTCCCTGTAACTGTATTAGAAGGCCAGAACTTAAAGCGCGGTGCTTTAGTGACCTTTGCAAATGGCAAGGTATCTGCAGTTTCTGCAGCAGATGGTGATAC